GAGCGGCATCCATGACTTTATGAATAGAATGTTGCTGTAATGATAGTGTTTCCAATAGGTGCAATCACATCAAAGGTATCTCCAGCCTCACACTTGCGACCAGAAGGATTAAGCTCTTGGTTGCCAGTAGTCCAGGTTGCAGAGGATGGAACCGTTGCAGCAGAACCATCATAACGAACGTAGAAGTCTCCATTACCAGAGAACATAACGAACTTAGCACTTGCTGGAGCCGTTAGTTGCTGGTTAGTAGAGCCTGCAAGTTTAACCTCATAGAAGGTATCGGATGGGGTAATGCAATCGGTTTGGTTGCTATTAACATCTTCATGTATGTGTAGTGAGATCATTAGTTATTCTCCTATGGTTTTTATTACAATAAATCTGCTTCTAGTTTTGCTATAAGCTCTTCTGTTGAAGCTAAACTCTTTCTATTGATTTCTTCATCTAAATCTTCAACAATATTATTTCCTATAGCGTCTATTTCCTCGTCAGTCCATTGTTCTCTTGTTCTATAAAGTTTATCGTGAGATGGGATATGAACTGCTGAAGCAATAATTTTCTCTCCACTATCAGTTGTGCCTTCTCTTATAAAAGTGATACGCTCAACTATATCCATTCCAGAACAAGCCTTACATTTCCAAATAATTTCCATAATAGTCTCCTTATGATGCGTCAGAACTGTTGGTGAAATCAGAATATTGACAAGCATAAGTGCCACTGGCCATTGCTAATTTTAGATGCCCTCCTGCTGCTGTATATGTCCTTCCTGCTGGACCACCAGAAACGCTTTGTTGGGACAGAACATCTGTTTGAGATAGTGAAAAAGAGACAATATCTGAAAACATATTTCCACCACTATTACCAAATACAATTGCTATTCCTCCGTAAGTTGCCCCTATAGGAGTAACCTCGGTTGCAGTTGTGCTTACATTACCGCAACTAGTCATAGTTGAGATTACTCTGCCATTAGTTGCTTCAATATATCCATTGCTTAGAAGAGTCAGAGCTGTGCTTGAAGCATTATCATCGATACCAGTAGAGGCGAAGTTACTGATTGTTCCACCATCAATCTTATTCCCAGACAGAGCATTGTCTGCCACTTCTGAATCAGTGATAGCCAGTGTTGCCAGTTTCGATTGAGCTATTTCAGCAGAAGCGTTTACATCTGAGTTGCTAATATCTAAACTTAATCTGTCATTAGATAATGTTCCAGAACCGATATTACTTGCATTTGTGGTGTCCGTTGTGGCTGATGAAGCCAATCCATGAGAAGCAATACTTGTGACTGCTCCAGTTAATGATGAGGTAGGTACTGCACTCAATCTAGCATTAGGTAATGTTCCGCTACCAATATTGCTGGCATCTGTAGTATCTGTAGTTGCAGAAGATGATAGCCCATGACTTGTAATACTTGTGACTGCTCCTGAGAGTTTGCTTGTAGCGATTGCAGCAGAAGAATCTATATCTGCATTGGCAATCGTGCCATCAACTACTGATGCACCTGTTACGTTCTTACTTGAGTTTCCGTTGTTATACATTTTTGAACCTCTTGCTTTGTATTGCCTCAACCTGTGGCGCACTAATAATTGGTTTCTCCCAAGGAAGGCCGGTCAAGGTGGATGGCCTGTCCTCTAAAGAAAATTTTGTTTGCAAGGCAGACAGCCCTTCCGCTGAAAGAGCCTCCTCAATCCAGTCAATAACCTTCTCTTTAGTTAGATCGCTATAATCTATAAATGTTGGATCATTGGGATCTTTTGGTTTTAGCACTGATGATCCCGATATAGATTTCCCTGAATCATAGGCAGTCCATTTTACTTCCTTAACTACACCTGTCTCTGCCTTTCTGCGAAGTGTAGATATTTCCCAACTAATCATTTCATTCTCCTTTAGACTAGCCTCACAAGGCCAACCTTAATAATTACATTGAACCCTGTTGCATTGGCAATTTCTATTTGATCGCTGGCATTAACTGATACTGTCATATTTGTATAGTCAGTTACCGTTGTTACAATATGGTCAGTACCTTGTGTGGTTATCTGATATAGTCCAGGCCCCTTCGCTACATTAGTGTCATTTTCACCGTAAATAGTGAGCAGATAAACAGAACTATTGACCAAGGTATAATCACTTAATGTCATTGTTGAGCCATGATTGGTGTACTCTGCATCAGCGTGTGTGTTCACTAATGAAAATGATCCAACAGCAGGAGTGGTGTCGCCAATCGTTACCCCATCTAGTTTGCCATGTGTTGCCCATACTGAACCAAAAGACTGAGTACCACTAATGGTATTGTTACCAATTATTACCTCACCAGCATTATAATCAGCACTATCGTAATCAACAGCCCCCTCCAGCCAATTATCACGGATATAGACCGGATGATTTGTAATTACACCTGATACCTTTATACTATTGGCAATACTTGATTTGCATCGGTTGTTGTTGATGACTACATCACCTACGTTGTAGACCGCTATATCGTATGTGTCGAATCCGGTAAACAAGTTTCCAACAATACGCCAGTGCCAATTGTATTGGTTTACTGCCGTATTAAGTTGCAACCCTATGACAGTGGTTCCGCTTGATGTAATAAAGTTGTTTCCTTCACAATTGATCTGCGATTGAATCTCTGAACCCATAGCGTAACCATAGATACCAATGGCATTATTTCCATTAACCTGAATATAGTTGCCCTTTATGTTCAGCATATTGTTTGCTGTCAACACATAAAAGCCGTACTCAGTTGCATAAGCATCATTGTCAATGATGTTGACATACAGCCCGTTGGTTAAATTGACTGCTCTGGCAAAACCGTACAGTTGGTTTCCCTTAATCACTAACCCTTCTACTACTGGGCCATCTACTGAAATACAGTACGCGTTGGCAGTACCACTATAATCATCCCCGCTTTCATAGACTATGAAATTGTCAACGATGCGGCCCGCCATGCAATAGTGACCAAGAGCAAAAGGATTATTAACCTTTCGGATCTTGCATTTTTTGACTGTCCATTCCCAAGTAGCACTAATGATAAAGCCTTGATTGAAATTGGAGATATAGACTCCCTCAAAATGAAGCCCATCTCTTGAGTCTGTACCAGCCACTCCACCAGCAGGGATAATACTCTGAACCGCTGCCCAATTAGCAGTTGAACCTGCGTGTCCTTGTAGACCAATATCCCTAATGAAACAGGCTCCATTGTCATAAGCTGCGGATACAAAATTTAGCGCATTACAAGAAAGCGCACTGATGAGTGATGCAGAGCCGCCCTCTCCATAGATTGATGTATATTTCTGCGAAATCTCTAATGCAGAGGTGATCTTGTAAGTGCCAGCAGGGATATATACTGCTCCACCACCAGCAGTTTCTACTGCATCAATAGCCGCCTGAATCGCAGTAGTATCATCTGTACTGCCATCACCTTTAGCACCAAACCATTTAACACTTACAGCATCATCATAAACTCTAATCCATCTACCTGTAACAACACCTGTAGCTTGAATAATAGTACCGTCATTAGCCGTATCTGTAGATGAAGCATCCCAGAAGAATGTACCTCCACCTCCATCACCTTCTGCGTAATAACCCAATACTGTAATTGAGTCGTTATCATCAATAGATGCGCCCAAAAGTTTTAGTGCTGCAATGCTGACTACGTTTGTAAGTCCAGTAGTTGAAGATGAGATAATATCTACTGCCCCATCAATATCAGTCATAGTAGATGAGGTTAGTGTTACATCACCGCTAGTATCAAACCCTAGTGCTTTGGTTGCTCTAGTCGCTGCAGCAGGTAGTTCCATGTCTGGAGATACGTCTGTTGTAGGCGCACGGACTGATCTTGTTCCTGTACCCTCATTCTGCTGTGCAAGCATTGTAAGCCGATCTAGTGCATCTTCATGGGTATCGGCAGGGAATGGATCATTCTCTACATAATCTGTTCCCTGGGTGGCTGAGAGGATACGTTCAATGACGATTACCTCACTAGCAGTTCTACCTGTTACAAATGTTACATTTCCTCCTCCTACATCTCCTGCTCCTGAAACAGTGTAATCTGTGGTCAGAGTTTGCAGTGTTCCATCTACATAAACATTCAAATCCGCATCTGCGAATATCTTGAAAGTATATACAAAGACCGTCTGTGACGCTGTTGCTGTATATGAAACCTTATTCGTAGTAGTTGAAACAGTCATGGCATAACTCCCATTCTAGCCGCTTCTCTTGCGTCGATCTCTTCGATCAATTTTTTCATTTTACTCGTCCTCAGTCTCCTATCTCCTGCAATCATTCGTTGAGCTGAGATGCTTTGGAACTTATTGCGGATATTAGTAATGTGATCAATCTTCTCTTCATCAGAAAGTCTCTTGTATCCTGGCGCTTTAACCAAAGCATCAAGTGTTCTGCGAAGATTCTTTCCAGTATTTGGATCTAATGTTTCCTTATGCATGATCTTCACATAAGCATTATACTGTTCTGGTGTAAGGTCAATTCCTTCAATCTGTCTTGTTGGCAAACTCATTGGATGGCCAAGACGAAGGAGTTCCTTATCAATTGCGCTTTGGCTTCCATTACTTGTTCTAAATGGACTTACAATCTCGTACCATTTACCTTTACCATAGGTCATTTCTTCACCCCATGGACCAAGTTTAGGAGGAAGATCTTCCGCATAGCCAGGAGTTCTAGCTTTGATTCCGTTAAGAATCGAATTAAATGCTTGACGTGGAGCACTAAGTGCAGGATCCGCTCGTGTTTCTCTTTTGGTTGGATCCATTTGACGAGTTACTACATTAACTCCTGCTGGAACCAAAGAACCAGCCATATTCTTGGCATAACTTGAGAGAAAAGTATCTGGATCATCAAATGCATTTGACATTGATGCGACACCTTGCATCCAAGTTTTAGATCCAAGGTTATGGAGAATTGCTCCTAACGCGTGCATTGCTACGGTATTAGCATCATCTTCATTGTCTGCATATTTCGTAAAGTCAGATGCGTCAGCCATGACACCAAGCAGAGTAGCAAATGGCTCAATGCGCTCATATGAAATATAGAGCTTATCTTCATAAAGCGAAGTATCAATTCCAACTTCTTTAAGATTAGCAAGTGTTTCGTCTGATACTGTATTGGCCTCAAACACAAATGAATATGGTCTCCATCCAGTCGCTTCAAGCGTGCGCTTAAGGTTTGGAGTTCCTGGACCACCGCCAGTAATCTTCTCTTCGGCTGACCATTGAGCAGCCCAAGTAGAAACTGAAGAACCTAATCCAATCTTAGCCAAAGCAAGATCTCGTCGAGCTCCTCCAGCAGCCAACTCTTTTTGAACAGATGGCATAAAGAATCCAATAGGAGATCTAGCACCAGCTTCCTTAATTAGATTCGTTGGGGCTCTAAGGAACGGCATAAATACTCGCATGACAGGGAATTTGAATCTACCCTGATCGAGCCATTTTCCAAAGGTTCCAAGCTCTTTAGTGAATGTCATTTCACGAGCATATTCGACTGAACGTACATGAATTTCTGGATCGCCATTCTCAATGATATCGCGGTAAAGCTTGTTTGCTTCTTCTTTGGTTGCACCATTATCAAGAGCATTCTGTACTTTACGAGTAGCCATCCGCTCTGTTTCAATGCGGTAATTCAATGCCTTAAAGAAGTCATCCTCAGCCATAAGGAATCTTCCTGGTAATCTAACAAAGTGACCAAGGTAGTCAACTCCTCGACCGGCAATCGAATTTTCATCTAAGTTAAAGTTAGCAGCAGTAATCTTCTGCTTGTCAATTCCTTCAAGTTTAGTGAAATTAGAGTGAACCTGATCTTTTCTAAAGGCTTCCCAAGCGAAAGCAAAACCTTCTTTAGTTCCACGATTCATAGCGCGAACTGTGGCCATTGCTTCTTGAACTCTAACACGGTCCTGACTTCCAGTTACCATATTTCTTGACTTACCAAGACCAGCGGCAAGAATATGTTCAGGAATAGACCAAAGAGAAAACAGCGCATTTGATGCTACGTTTACCGCATGAGTTGCTGGATTCGAGAGCAGAGCATTGATCCATACTTCGAAGAACATATCGGTGCTTGTAGCTTTAGTTATATTACGAGCATAATTGTTCATTGATCTTGCATCTGGTAGAGACAAGAATTGCTGTGCAATTTCTGAAACATTACCACCTTTAGTGATATCTGTTAAGAACCTTTCAAGTTCTACTGAACGGTCAAGTCCTGTCGCTTGGATATTGAATTGTCCTAATGATCTTGCGATTTCGGTTTGAGCACCTTTAACTTGAGCTTGCATAGCAGCATGAAGGTTAAGTTGGCGGAAGAAAGCTAACTTGTCTTCATCTGTTCCTCCACGAGCAATCTTATTCGCTTGTTCAGTCAACTTGTCCAAAGAAGTAAGGAGAAGCTTTCGTGATGCGAGCATTTGCTCTGCATTAAAAGTTCCACCTTGTTCTCTTTTGAGAATATCTTCAGGAGTCCAATCAAGCATATTAGCGAGATCTTCGATAGCTTCGTGACGTAATTCTCCACGAGTCGCTTCTGTAATTTGTTCTGAATAGAACTGAGATACTTCCTCCATTTGGAGTTGCATATCATCAGTTGTATTCATTCTCTCAAAATTGAAGTCAGATTCTGGTGGCTTAACTCCTGGACGTATGGTTACATTTTCAGGAACTGTAGTTCCTTCAATTTCTTCAGTGCGTCGTAGAATTTTGCGAATAAGACTAGAACCAAATCCAGTTACGGCTACTTGAACTGGTTCTTGAGGATTATGAATCACATATTGGTTCTGAGATCCAGGACCAATTCCTAATGCTTCAAACTTATCATTATTGAATTGTTCAAGATCTTCTTCACTTTTAAGACTGACTTGGTCTAAAAGCTGAAGCAGTTCAACCTTATTATTTTCAATTTCATTTACAATATTAGTCATTTCAGTTTCAGCAGCATATTCATTCATACTACTATTATCAACATCAATAACTCCAGGTATCATAACTGCCGGTAATTGCTTAGGTCTTGTTTTCAGCCAAGCTTTAATTTCACCAAACTTAAGAACCAAAGGAAGAATCATTACTTCTTCAATCGCAACACCAGCATAATTCTTGAGCATTTTTTCAAATGTAGAATCATCTACGTCTTTCTTCAATCCCCAAATCAAGGCTTTTCTAAATGCTTCAGCTGCAGGATTATTCAAATTTCCAATGCTATCAGCTAAGTCGCCAAGATTTTCAGCTTCTGGACCCATAGCTGTAGTTCCACCAAGAAGAAACTTAAGAGAAGTGATGATGTCATCTGATACAGATTTGAGGAAATTAGCATTTCTTGCAAATTTGACTGAAGTTCCTACTATGCCTCCACCAGTAAATTGAATAAGGTCTTGAGCGATTTGTCCACCAGTCGTTTCTGGAGTAATCAGATCAGGATCAATTTTAGGCCCTGGAAACTCGTAATCACCAAGACCAAGAAGAGCATTAACCGCGTCGGAGGTATCTACTATTGCGCCGAAAGTCGCTTTTCCTGTTTCTTTGGCGACTGTAGTTCCAGTTTCAAATAAGCTTTCAAGAAGACTTGGCTCAAATGATTTAGCTTCTCCATCATGAAGCTCATGAGGTTCAGATGGAGAAGGAATTCCAGCAGTAGCAGAAGAATCAGGCTCTGAAGGTTTTGGAATTCCAGCAGTAGGATCGGGCTGAATTAGTGGCTTAAAAAATGGATCCGCTCCTTGAAGATGTTGACGGATTGGTCCGGCCGTCGCAACATCAATTGGTTCGGCTTCTGGCTGGTTTTCTAATGGTGTAAATATAGAACCAAGAGAAGACTTACCATAAACCTGTCCAGTTTCAGCATTACGGATCTTATGACTAAAGCCTATATTAGATAAGGTTTCAAGGCCATTTTCAGATCTCGACAGAGCACTATTGTTTCGGCTTTCTAAGTATTGTGAATCAATCATTTATTCTTTTCCAAATAATCAATCTCGATCTGAAGTCTTGCTGCTTCCTCTTGTAATTTACGATTATCTGCAAATTCAGGAGACTGCGTAAGCGCGTCAAATTGTCTCTTAAGCTTATTGACTTTATTCTGATGTTCGACCATTTCTTCGTGTTCAATTGACTCAACAAGCTCTTCAGCTTTCTTAAATAAGTCGATGCTCGGATTAGTTGCAAATTCTCTTTGAAGCTCAGATAAGGCAGTCATGCGCTTACGTTCAGGAGCTTTAGGATCCAAAGACAAACTTAAGAAACCTTGATCTGGGATTCCTAACCGGTTCTTCAAATAATTTGCAGCAGACTTAAAACGTTTATCTTGCTGAGATTGAAGAAGCGGAATATACTTATCACCAAGAGTTTGAAAGCTTAAACCTTCTCCGACATAAGGAATTACATCGGAAATTGAACGAATCGATCCGTCATAGATTCCAGCGAGTATTTTTGCTTCAATTTGTTCGTTATCAAGAGACTCTTTACCACTAACAAAATCTTCCATTTGGCGAAGGACAGTAGGAGACACTGCATTCGACCTTCTAAGATCTGCAATAGTCGCGAGTCTATCCTCATGAGTCTTTGTACCTTCTGTTGATGGAGTAGTAGAAAAGAAGTCAAGAAGAACTTTGTTCGTATTCTCTTTCTTTACTCTTTCTTGGATTTGGAATCGAGCATTCTCAGCTCGAAGTAATTCGTTATGTTGATCCAAAAGATCATTAGCTAACTCATTACGTTGATCTGTATCGAGCTTATTTAAGAAGCGGTTAAGATCTAGATTGATATCTCCATTGCGGATCATTTCAGAAGCGCCGATCTTATCAACTTGAGATCCGTACCAACCAGAAAGAACATCAGAAGAAGCGCCTTCAATAAATTCATTAACTGCTTTGTTATTCTCTTCGGGAGTTTGCCAGACAGCTGCACCTTTTAGAGCAGTAAGGCCATTAGTCCAATAAGGTAACCAATCATTCCAGTTATCTCTAATCTGTGTGCGATAAGTATTTAAGTCTTCAGTAAGAAGTCTAGTATTCTCAGTTTTGAAAGCTGAACGTTGATTCTTAATAGTTTCTTTAATGAATGATTGCTTCAGTCTATAAAGATCTTTCTTAGTTTGTTCATAAGCATAATCACTAGGAGCTTGATTAGCTTTGTCTATGATAAAATCGTCAATATCACCTGAAGTTAAATCGATGATATTTGAGTTGCCAGCTCCATGCTGTTGAATATTTGTGTCTCTTAGAGTATTCCACTGCATAAGAGCTTCAGATCCAAGACCATTTACATAGGCTTGAGCTTCAATCTTCTTTTGCTTATCACGGGCAACTTTAGTTTTTGCTTCAAGATCAGCCATAGTAGATTGAATCTTTTCAGAACCAGCTACAAGAGCTTGACCTGGTCCCATCATCACAGACATAGAAGTTCCGCGAGGAATTGGAGCTCCAGCTGGAAGGTTGCTTACTTGAGAAGTAGGTATTCTAGGCATTATGATTGAATTCCAAGAATGTTACCAGTCTTCTGATATTTAATTCCAGAAGTAAGAAGCGAAGTTCCACCAGAAATCAAAGCAGTAGTTGCGGCCGCTTTTCCTTCAGCTCTAGCTGAGGCTGCGGAAATTCTTCTAGATTCAGCAGACGAACGTCCACTATGAAGAATTGACAAAGCTTCGAGTTCTTCATCTTCAGCAGTGGCTGCTAACATGGCAGCAGGAGTTCCTTCAAAAGTAACTCCACCTTTTGCGAATTTAGCTCGCTGTTCTCCTTTGAGTTTAGCGAATCTTTCACGAGAACGGCGAGCATCTTCTTCAGCTCGCTGTTGGTCAATAATTGCTTGGCGTTCTTGAATTTGAGCGTCGCGTTCAGCAGCATCTCTAGCTGCAGACATTGATTGCAAAGTGCCTACTGCTGACATTCCCAATAAAGCCATTTCAAAACCAGTACACATATTACTTACCGTTTGTCTTTACTCTAGGAATAAGAGCTAAAATTGTTAATGGAAGAGGCTGGTCTTGCATTACAAATACTTTTCCATCTGTATCATAACCAGATCTCAAAGAAACTTCTTTGTCACCAGTGAATAGCCCAATGCTTGAATCCATAGTATGTGCTGAAGACCTAAATGGAATCAAATCATATTTAGTTTCAGAACTTCCGACTTTAATACCAAGTGAACGATAAAGTCTAAGAATAATATTACTAATTCGTTTAATTGCGCCTTGAGCGGTACTGCCTGATACCATTCCAGCTTCAAGATTCATAGTTGTCATCTTAGAAGTAAATGGTAAACCAACATGAATTTTTGAATACGAATCATTAAGTGTAATGGCGCCAGAAGATATTGTTCTAGTTGGGTGTACAGTGCCATCAGCCAAAACAGAAACAATTTCACCTTCAAGATGGTCTAGTCCACTGACTGAAGATACAGGACTTCCATCATATGATAACGCACTATCAAGAAAGAAAGCATCTGTTATATCTTCAGTTTCTCTAAGCCCTGGCCTAATAACTTCAAGATACTGTTTAGTTGAACCATTGATTGTTCTTTCTACTACTAACCAAATTTCATCACAAGAGCAGTTACTTGGAGGTGGAAGTATAGCTACTGATTTAACTTCTACATCAGTTCCACCGATGTAGTGTTTAGACCAAGCAATAACCTCTTGATCTCTAAGATAGGACATTCCTACTAATTCGCCAGTATCTAAAATTCCCCAGACTGTTGGAGATGGCTCTTGTTGAAGAGCAATTTCTTTAATTCCACCGATCGTAATATGTTCAGCTAACAAATTTAGGTCAGGTGAAACAAAACTATCTGATTCAAAATTATAAACAAATTGGCGTATTTTGCGTTTAGATCTTTGAGTATACAATACTACATCAGCTAATCTAATTGGAAGTACAGCGGCACTTCCATAAGTAGATTGTCTAACAATCCTTACATTAGAAGGAGTGATTGCTTCTTCTTGACTTGAAGCTGAAACAATAAACTCACCACCGGCAGTACCAACTACAAGAGTCTTTCCAGGAGAAAGCCATTGAATTACATTAACTTGCTCTGTTGCAATTGTATATTCTAACGAATCATCGGCTAAAGGTCCTTGGCTAAGATTCTCATAATCTCCAGACTTAGAAGCCCATAGAGTTTGAGGATCATTTGGAGTACTTGCAAACCAAAGTCGTTGTTCAAAAAAGGTTATTGATCGAGGATAGTTATTTGTAGTCCAAGAGAAAGGATAGACAGCTCTTCCATTCGTTCCGCCTGTTTTATCTCCACTAGTATATGTATAGTGGGTGTTACTTGGATCAGTGGCGTTGGTTGTTACGGTTATTTCATAGATGTTAGAATCAATTTTTGTGATAGTGTGTGTATCATTAACTTCAGAATCTACTAACCCGTCGCATTTTAATCCACTAAGAGTTACTGAATCTCCAGTTTCAACGCCATGACCAATATGATGGACTAATACGTCTGCACTTCCAACTTCAATTTCGATTGGGTCTTTAGTTAATCCAGTACCTTCTTGAGTAAAAGTAATGTCTGCTAAAGTCCAATTAATGTGGCTAGTTCGAGTAAGCTTTGCAGGAGCGTGATCTTTATGTACTATATAAAAAGTATCAGCAGACTGAGCAAATTGAAGATCAAAAATTTCAGATTCTGTATAGGTAGTAGCTACCTCAACTGGAGAACCACCAGATTCAATACGTCCTAAATCCTTAAAGAATCTAATATAGTTATGACCAAACTCAAGAATATAAGTTTGAGTTGTGCTAAATTCAAATGGAATTATACGAGTAACTTTCGTATGATCCTTAACCTCATTAATGTATAAAGTTCCACCGCGCCGAGAAATTCCTCCTTGAGGTAAAACTTTGAAATTCTCAAGTTGTGAACAACCATTCGAATATTTAGCGAAATCGACTCGTCCATCAAGAAGAGGAGTCAGCTCTCCAGCGGTAAAGTTATTAACAATTGGCGTTTGAATAGGCATTAGAGTCTAGATTCAATCCAAGCATCTGCAATAATATTGTCTGGTGTTCCTTCTTGAGCATCCATACCTCTAGCTTCAGAAAGAACTTTCTCGTATTTCTGATGAAGAAAATCAGCCAATGTAATACTATCTGTTAAGGAGACTGCTAATTCAGCAGCAAGCTTAGCAGAAAATACTTCCATAAATATTGGATCATATTGAACTGGATCTGTAACTCTTGAAATATAAAGAATATTGATAGTAGCTTCGTCAGTTAATAGCTTTCTACCTTCAATCTTAAAATCAATATCATCTCCTTCAGGATCCGTCTTCAAAACCTTAAGACAGTCAGTTGGAAGCTGATATTCATAGTTAAATCCGTAAACTGGAGTTGTAGTTAACTGAGCCAAAGAGGCACGAGCAACCGCAAAATTCCATGGATGTGCGCGTAAAAGACTATCACGAATATCAGTAAAAACTAGATTGCAAGCTCGCCCAGCTTTAGAATCCTCGGTCAAGGAGATAATTGGATCTTCTCCAAGTCTTGAAAGAGCTACATTACAAATTTGAACTTCACTTGCCATTATCTAATTCCGTTAACAGAGCTGAGCAGCGATTAAGCTGCTCAGCTCTACTAGTTTAGTCTACAACGTAAACCAGATAGCCTGATGCAGTATTCGTATCTGCAATAGCGGTATCCTGACTTGTCAACCGGATAGATACTCCTTCACGAGAAGTAAATACCTTAGTATCAGCAGTCAAAGCAGAACCGATAGCAGTAGCTCCGGCGGTATCAACATCGATACCATTATCAATACCATCTGCGTCAGCGGCTACAGCATCACCGTCAAGATCTATATAAGCATCCCAACCGACATCCATAGTTGCACTAGCAGTAGTCCATGCATGTTCAACACGACTTAGCGCACCGAGTAGACGTACAGTGCCAGGAGGAAGGCGGACAATCTCCACTGAAGAGGTTGCATCACCAGCTCCTGACTGAGTGTGATCGAAATACGCGATACGCATACGACCATGAAGATCTGATGTCTCTTCCATTACTGGAGGAGTGGCATCAGTATTAGTTACTTGTGTACTTTTCTGAGTAGTAACAGCCATTTTTCCTTACTCCTTATTTATTCAGCACATGCAATTTCAACGACTTTCGCCTCTTCCATTCGAGTAGCTCCAATGGTCTGAGAATAGAAAACCTGAGTTGCATAGTTCTTGTCATCACGTTCGGAGATCTTAGCAGATGCATCCTTACCGGTAGCCAAAAGAAGACCATCCTGTGCCCAACAGATAACCTGACGGTCACCGCTGGCATCAGTTCCGAGACGCTCAGTTTGAAGAAACTTGAATCCCATATAGGTATCAATCTGTCCCTGTGCAAGAGCTTTAACAGTATTATAGTCAGAAGACTTAATCTCAGTGGTATTCAGAAGATCAGTAACTTGACCAGCAGTCAAAGCAATATAGCGAGGAATATCTGGATCTACTTCACCAGCATCAAGAATCTCTTTAGCAGAGAGTAGCTTTGCTAAAGTAAGACCAGAAGCGGCAACGGCTACCTTCTGTGCAGAAGGCAACGTAGTAGCTGTTCCACCAGATACTCCAGTATAAGCAGTTCCAGTTGCAGCTGTGATAATAGCATCATCCTTTGCACGTCCCATAGCGTAAGCTGCAGAAGCTGCATAAGATGAAGTAGGATCAATCAGCATGCGAACCTTATCCTCATTATCAATGAGATCAGCCCAATCATAATCGACCAAAGAAACACGACGTCTAGAATGTGGTGTATCCATACGAGGAGTATCTGCGTGACGGCTAGACCGTACACGAGCGGCGACTGTACCGATCTGTTCAAAGAATGCATTCTTACCAGTTACGGATTCATTACGAATCGCACCACTCAAGCGGGATCCTTTCTGCTGTGATAGCAGCTGGATATTGGCAGAATACTGTTCGACAAAAGCCGTAGTAATCTCAACACTCATTTTTAATTCTCCATTAAAGTGTTATTAAAGTAAATAGCAAAAGAGTTACCCGCTTGATACGGACTCTTATAAGTTTTTAGGGCCATTTTCATAGTTATCCTAATCCCTTATGCTGCATGCAGCCGCTCAAATAGCTTCTGCACTTTAGTAACCAGAATCCCATGATTAGGATCCTGCTTATTTGTATAAGCAGCTTGTGACATAATATCATTAATCTGCTCACGAATCTGTGAAGGCTCCATAGTACGACTATTGTCGTTACCTTGACCTTCGATATCTCCTTCTTCAAGGTTTGCTTTAGCAACTGCGTGCATAAAACGCACCATCTGAGGGTTATCACCTAAACCTGTTTGTTCAAGATATTCAGTAAAATTTTCATCACCGAATTGTTCTACAGCTCGTTTAGCCATAGTGAGGTTAACGTCATAGCGTTCTCCCCAATCTTTCTTAAGATTTTCGACTGATTTTGATTGAGTATCTTCAACTCCGTCACTTAAAGTATTATAAGCTTTGGTTGTATGATCCCAATACCATGAATTAAGAGCTTCAATCTGACTTTGATTAAGACCAGCTTTATGAGCTTGTTCCTTAAAAGAAGTCATCATTTCATCATCGAAATCAATTCCTTCTGGCAAATCTTCTGGAGTTTTTAACTCGTAATTATTAGCCTCTTCTGGCCGTCCAAGTTGATTGTAAGCACTTTCCCACTCGTCTTCAGTAGTAGGTTTTACAATAGTATCTTTTCCAATCATTTTCTCAGCATTAACATAGGAGCCTGCTAAGGCTTCTACGTCTGAGAACTTTGCCAGAGATTCGTTACTTTGCATCTCTTCAGGCAATGATTGCATCCACTCTGGTGTTTCCATAATTTACTCCTAATGTGCCATATCTTCGTTGATGAGCGATTGTGAAATTATAGCTGGGAAATTCTCAGCTCTAATGTCCATATGATATAAAATAAACATAAGGACATCACGGCGTCCAGACTTAAATGCCATTTCAATGGGGTCAGAGCTAATCGCAGGGGGCTCTAGCAAATGACCGAATTCCATAAGGGAATTTAAGACTCTACGTCCGTGTTCGGAATTGAATGTCATATTCAAATCCATCTTCAATTGACTTGCAGCTTTATGATCCACTGCGCATCTCCTGAATTCTTGCGAGATTTACGCCAGCTTCAGAGCCAGTGCGTAGTGTCTCTACGTTTTGTGCCATCTGAGCCTGTTCATTCTCAGCCTGTCTAGCCTGATCTACATCACCATCAGATTTAAGGAATGATGGGCGAAGACCGAACATCTCAGATACTCCCTTAAGAATCTCATCAGCATCAAAGCGGTGAATAAGATCAGGAGTCATTGAAACAAATGGAGTCATGATTTCCATAACTCGCTGTAAGCTATTAGCTTCAAGCTGCTTCTGAGCTCGTGCAATTGGACTAACATATTCTACTTTATAGTCTGCATTTGCAATTAGATCAGGAGCTGGTGGAAATTTACCTTGAGAGTTTAAGATCTCAAATACTCGATTGATAACCGTATCAAGTGCTTCTTCTTGCATACGACCGAGAACAGGACCCATAAGTCTCATTCTCTCTTCAGTACGCTGCATAACTTCAGTAGCTGTCATTTCAGGACCACGCATTAGCTGAAGCTGATCAATAAAAAATATTGCACGAATACGGTTACGCAATTCTTCCATCATCTCAAGTGAGATAGGAATGTTCGCATTGGTTATTAATGGTTCAATGCGATCAGTATTACCTCGACGGAAATAATTTATTCCACCTGGTACTGTACGGATTGGGCCTAAGAAACCATCATCTGGAGCCTGTAATGGAGGATCAACGATTTTCTGCGCTGCTTTAATCGTCGTCTTCGTCATCTCATTCAGCATCTTAATATCTGGTAGAGCAGTAATTGCTGGTCCTCTACCATATACTTCACCAGATGCTTTATAGAATCTAGGGACTGAATAAGGGAATTGAGAGAATCCTCCCTCTTGAAGAATATGTTTTGTAGATTTTTCTACATAAACAGATACAAATGGTAAAGTCTCATTCTTTTTGAATGGCTTAGTTCTTGGTTCAACAGCGTGAACTACCTGAATTAGTTGGTCGACTTTACCTTCTGCAAAAAGCTTTTTAGTTTTGTCTGAAGCATTTTCACCAAATTTTTGAATGATTTGACGAACGGACATATTAATGGTACGGTACAGCGTGTCGATTTTTCCATCTTTATTCTCCGCAATATACGCCTCTGAGAGAGGGATTGACTTAAATAAGATCCCATCTTTATCGCTCCGCTCCCCAGTGAAAAGTACTCCTGTACCAAATGAAGCAAATTCTAGGTACATTTCATGAATATGAGTTGAGAATGCAGATTTAGAATTCTGAATCTCGTTACGCATGATTTGCTCTGCGTTCTTTAACCAAAGAGAAGATTCACGTGAGTCATTTAGCTCTTCATTTTCAAAGCGCAGAGCGAACCACTCTGAAGCTGGATTGGTGAGTGTTCCATGTAACCCGGCAGCTAAGATCTCTGCGGCGTGAATTGCCGTTGAATCGTATACTTTTAACCCTTTCTTCAAGCCTGGAGATTCTTCACCAGTGAAGGTGGGATGATTGGGAAAGGTCAACTCAGCAGCTTCTTGCCAGTGACTCTCCCAAGCTCCTCTAGAACCTGAGAGATCACCGAACCGCCGAATTACATATTTGGAAACACTCATCTTTTATTGTCCGAGTAGACTCTTCTTAGCAACAGGAGCATCTTCAGTCACACCAAGCCCACCAGTCAGCATCGTACTCTTGCGGCCTTTCTTAGCGAGCATACGTTTCCTCTCTTTCTCTGCCGCCGCTTTAACAGATGGATCCTCCCGCTTAGGTGGAGGTGGAGGTGGAGGAAGGGGTGCTGGCTTAGAGCTACCAAATAATCCGCCCATTAGTCTTTTCCTTTAATCATAAAATGACCGTGATAATCATATCCCAGTCGGTTATAAAATTTAGCTACTCTGTCTGGGTTAATATCCGCAGAGATGCCCATCTGAATCTCTTCTACATTGTGATAGCGAGCCCACTTTTCAAAATCACGAACCAAACGTAAAGCTACTTTACCATTACGCTTTTCTGGGTGAACATAAAATAAGAGATCACCAGCACTAATGGCCTTACAAAAGGGAACCTTATTTAAGAATCCAAAGATCATTCCGATCAATTCTTCATTCTCTTTTGCAAGTCCACTATAGAACATATCATCTTTAATCACTTGGCCTGCCATGTCCAAGCAATAGTCCTCATCATAAGGATACTTAGCATAGCGAGATTCTTTATGCATCTGTGCACCAAGTGATATTACTTCTGGAATATCAGCGTAGTCCATCTGCGAATACTGAATCACGCCGCTGCCCTTCCGAGTGGATCGTAATCGAGGCCCTGCGCAGAATAATCTCGAGGAACTTCATCTTCAGCTCTTTTAAGGAGTTCATAACCATGTCCTAGTCCCGTACACAAATACTGCAGAGCTTCAGCTACGTGCGAGTACATATTCTTATCTGGCTTTTCAGCATATTTGTCTGTGCCAGATACATTAATGCGGCGATACTTATAACCACCAGCCATAGCCTTTCTGAGCATTCTGCACTTAGGTGAGATTACTAATTGGGGGCGACCAAGCAGAGTAAGAGTCGTCAACAATTTAGCCACTGATTCCCTGCGAATCGTGAAATCATTGGTTGGTCCAGGGCGAAGAAATACACCCTGTGCCTCTAATACAAAGAAAGGAGTCCGCTCATCAACTTGGCTTCTTTGCTCCCCTGCTGGGTCGCCATAACCTTCCATAGGCAGATTGTCATAATTGCTTATAACTAACTCCTTAATGCGCTTACCAAAGCGAACAGCTCCCATATCTTCAGTTACGATCTCATCGATGATCTGTACTTGGCCGTCTGACCGAGATATCTGTGCGATTACAGCAGCGGGCGTAAGACCAAAGTCAACACCTATAATAACCTTCTCAGTCTTTTCATGGAGACCAAGATCATGTACACAGTGGAGATTATCATTGTATTCTGGATAAATGATCTTACCATCTTGTACGAATCCGTATTTACCGTGTACGTACACATTTATCCATTCTTGATCCTTACCCGAACTGAGGCGCTTATAATATTCATCAGGTAAGTTGTCTATATTCTCCGCCTCAGGAGAAACACCAGATGGTTGGTGAAAATCCTTCCATCCCTCTGGCTGCTGCTCCTCAAACATTCTATACCACCAATGATCAGTGTCTGGTGGGTTAGTATCATTGATTACGCCATACCAACTAGCACCACCATATCTTTTGGAGGGATAGCGACCGACACGACCAATGAGCATATCAAGGATTGGCTTTGGTATTTCTCTTGCCTCATTGATCCAGCCACCGGTGAGTTCCAAAGAAAGAAGTTTCTTCACATCATCCGGTCGGTCAAGTGCGCGGAACAGTACTTCAAGATGGACTACCGTTTCATCAGTTAAAGTGAACTCAATAGTCTGTTTCATATCGGCTGCGCGCCAATGGCCTAGAGTCTTGGGGAACCAATCAAACCAAGTTTGCATAGTTGTATCAACAAGCTCACGATAAGTGTTACGCACGATAACCCAACGAGAATAGCGGACTCCGTCAGTATGCGCTCGCTGTTCGCAAGCTCGCTTAAAGATTTCAATACAACAGGAAACGGACTTACCCGATCCGATAGGACCAATAAGACCACGTACAAAATTATCATCGCGATGGAATTCACCTGCTGTAGGTGATGCAATGTAATCTATACTTTCCATGACTATATTATATAATAGATGAGCGCAAAAGTACACAGTTTCTGGGAATATATTTTAATTTAGCCGAAAAGTTGTATAGTGGTTTTTAACCCCCGAAAATTTTAGAGGGGCATTTAAGTTTACATGTGTCAGTGCCCCGGGCCGGAAAATTGCGAGCGGTACATATATCAACAGTATACGCGGCTGAGAAGTCCACGTGCACGTGTGCAATCGATCCCGCGGGACGTGCACGTGCAATCGATTGCGCACGCGCGAGGTGGGGCTTCGCCGGCCGGAGAGGTATAGCGCGTCGCGTCGTCGCACGTGGGCGCCCGCGCGACTTCGGTTACGGGGCCGGGGGTGGCGCGTCAGAGGCCTCCACCCTTACGCGCGTCGCGGGCGGAGCGAAGCTCGGTATTCACAAATTTTATTCGTGTATAAAAACTTTGAATTGTACAATTGAGATCATGTGAACTACAATGTTACCAGGTCAAACCAATCCGGTGAGACCATCCACATGACTCACACACAAGGAGAATGTCATGGAAATGTTAATCAACACGTACAAGGTGAATGACACCACAACCCTCGAGTATGCCTCCAATCCCAAGCGACCTACCGGGAAGGCCTGGGCTCGATACGAGACCTACTCCCAGGCTACGACGTTGGAGGAGTACTTCGAACTCGCTGAGAAGAAGTATGCTCGAGCAGACCTGCGGTATGACACGGAGAAGGGACTGCTCACCCTCATCGACGAGGACGGCGAGCCCATGAACGCACCTGAGTCTGACGACACGGAAGCGTAACCCACCCCCACCTACCCTCACAGGTAGGTGGGGCTTGCCCAACAATCTCAAAATGGAGTATAACATGAAAACATTACAGCAATATGGTCTTGAGCGTGGTCTGTTTGGGCCACGCACAATCCGTGTGTGGTTTACCACGCACCCCACCAGTGGTGTGTGGGTTTACAGCCCAGAGCATGACATGACTTGCCTGAGAGATGACATCCCTGAGATATGACATCTGATGATCAACAGCCCACCTCAGTGTGGGCTTACACGTACGGAGGTACACCTATGCCCAAGCGCAGACTACACCTACCCGAGCCCGAGCTCGCAGACGCACTCGCGGGTGCCATTATGGAGAGGCTTTCACCAAGCGAGAAGACGGAAGTATTTGTCGGCCAAATGGATATCACTCTGCAATATTCGATGGAAAGGAACGAGTGGTATATGACCGCTGAAGTTGAGACG